ATAAATTAAAAATAGCAAACGCCTCTGTTATTACAGCAGGGACAACAGGAAATACTACAATTCAAGTACATAATGTAACACAAGCAGTAGATATGCTCACGACTCCAATAACTATTGCGAGCGGGGCAACTACTGGTTCAGGAGTTATTGATACAGCAAATGACGACATTGTAACAGGAGACATTCTTCGTATTGATATTGATTCAGTGAGTACGACTGCTCCAAAAGGACTTCTCGTAAATCTTGAATTTGGATTATAATGGCTACACCAACCATAACGAAAACAGATGCTACGGAGATATTCACTTATCAGGCGAATGTGAAGGCTTCTGTTGAGTCTGATGGAGGAGAAACAATTACAGAACGAGGGTTCGTGTATGGTACTTCCCCTAATCCAGTTATTTAATGAAAATGGTATACACAGTCCCAACGGAGATAGCTACACAATGTGGAAGCGCTACTGTTGTAAAAATGCTAGATGCCACTCACTTTGTTGCAGCATTTAAAGGAGTGTCTCCTGATTATAATGGCTACGCTGTTGTTGGTGTTATCTCAGGGAAAACAATTACAAGCTATGGGGTAAGAACATATTTTGCTATTAAGGCTAGTAATATAGACATAGCCGTGCTCGATAGTACTCATTTCGCCGTTTCGTATAGCAATGGGAATAATAATAATAAAGGAGAAGTTCGTGTTGGTTCTGTGTCTGGAACAACAATTACGTTTGGAACACTTGCTCAATTCGAGACGAATGGTGTAACTGGAACAAGTATCGATGCTCTTGATTCATCGCATTTCGTTATAGCTTATGAATATTATGATGGGGCATTTATAAATAAGAAAGGAATAGCGATATGTGGTTCTGTTTCTGGAACAACAATAACTCTCGGAACAAAGAATGAATTTCTGTCTACACAAGCAGAATACATATCTGTGGATAAGGTAACGTCTAGTACATTCTTGTTATCGTATAAAGACTCTGCTGGAATTTACGGGAAATGTGTTATGGGGTCTGTGTCCGGTACGACAATAACTATTGGGACAGCTAGTACGTTTAGTGCCGTTTCTCCTAGATATATAGAATCCGTCGTACTTGATTCTACTCACTTTGTTTTAACTTACTATGAATCTTCATCGACAAGAACTGTGATAGGTGTAATTTCTGGTACAACTATATCAAGCTACGGAACAGCTCAAACGCTTTACTCTGGTGCAGGCTCTCCTGTCTGCAGAATGAGTGACACGAGTTTTTTAGCTATATATCCAACATCGGATAGTGGTGACTATTATTTAGCGTCAAAACTATGTAATGTAAGTGGAACAACAATAACTCTTGGAGCAGAAAGCGTTGGATATGAAATAAGAGTTAACCCTTATATACAACTAGCGTCAATAGATTCAGAAACAGCGATAGTTGTAGATAGTTTTACAACAACTACTGACGATGTTGCTCGTATAGGATTTTTATATGCACCAGACCCACCTACTATAACAACACAAGCGGTAATATCAATAAATAAAACTACTGCTACATTTAATGGGAATATTACTGCAACTGGTGGAGAAAACGCGACAGAGAGAGGATTTGTATATAAAAAAGGAAACACTGGCGACCCAACAATAAGTGACTCAAAAATATCTTCAACTGGGGATTTCGGAACTGGTGCTTTTACCGAAACACCAACAGGTTTATCTATTGGACAAGATTACCGAGTAGCTGCTTTTGCTACAAATAGTGCAGGAACGACTATTGGAACAACTGTTGGATTTAGAACTCTTGCTGTTTCTAAAGTAGTTTCAGGGACAACAGGTGCTATGTCTGCTACAATAGAATCACTTGATAAAGAGACCAAATATTATGTACGAGCGTATGCTACAAATTCAGAAGGAACAGCATACGGAGAAGAAACTTCGTTCACTACACCAGGAATATTTATACCCTCAATAGTATCAGGAGGATAATCCAAATAACATGGTAACATATAAACCAATAACATTCGCAGACGGAACAACAGTCACTCCAAAGAGTGCGGCTGAATCTGTTACCTTGAGAAAAAAACTTGTAGCGGAACAAAACGCTGCGAGTGGTACAATCTCTACTGCTCAAAAAACAGCGGAAGCGAAAAAGCAAGGACTGTCTACTGTCGGAGGGGTTTATACCGAGTCACGAGGACAAGAAATTGCAAAAGACGCAGGACAAACTACTGCCTTTGCTGATAATCCCGCACAGTTTTCAGGATACCGTGATGAACAAGGACTTTTGGATTTACCGGACGCATATTCTGGATTGTCAGATTACACGCCACCAAAAGCAAGCGAAACAGCAAGTGCAACTGAAAATGCTCTTGCAAAAGCACAATATGACCTTTCGTATGTAAAATCCGCTCTCAGTGCATCAGCGGCAGAAACAGCGTCTATTCGTACAAGTGTAGGAGCAGAACAAGAACGAGCGACGGTACAAGCCGCACAGGACGAAAACAAACAGATGAATCTTTTTGGGGTAGATAAAACTACTACCACAACAGAAAATCTCGTAATGAATCCGGAGTACGCAAAACTTTCAACGAATGAAAAGATTTTGAACCAACAACGAAAAGAAGCTGGTGAGTCTTTTATTCCTGATAAAATCTCCGCACAAAGTGGACGTGCGCCAATTAAAGACAAATTAAGCAAAGAACAAAAACTTTCTGCACAAGAACTTTCTCAAACAGTTTCAGCATTGGGAGATAAGTCTTTGGAAGTATTGTCAGCGAATTTTGATTTACTTTCTCCTGCACAAAAAGCAGCAGCAAGAGATTATATGAGTACACAGGCACAATCACGAGCATTGGCACTTGTACAGGAAACTTCTCAGAACGTAAAAGAAGAACTCTCAGCACAGGAGAGACTTATACGTGCCCAGCTAAATATGAGCGATACAGACGTTTTAACCTTCACAGACGACGGACAACCCCTTATCAATAAAAAAACTGTCTCACAGGACGCTATTGATAGGGCAAAAGAGGATGTACAGGAAGCGAAAACAGATTGGCTCGATACAAACAAAGAAAATTTTGACAATCAAATTGCGAGAATCAAGTCAGCAAACACAGTAGATGGGAATATTACCGACAAAGGATTAGATGAACTCGCTGAGGCAGAACGTGATTACGCAAAATTAAAAGAGGATGCGTTTGAAGAAATTGACGATAATTTACAAGAATACACAAATAAGCAAAAAGCGAATCAGGCACAAATTGATTTAGATCAGGCACAGGCTAATTCAATACAAGGAACTCTACAACGTCAACTTGCACAGGATAAAGCAGAAGGAGCGTTCAATATCCAAGTAGAACAGGCAAAGATTGGGAACGAAATAGGATTCAGTACCGCGATTAAAGAGTACGAGAAACGTGAAGCGTACGGAGCGTCTGAACCAAAATATGCGGATATTGCCAAGTCTCTTGATGGGAAAATTCTTACAGCATCGTTTGATAAAAATCTTGCGTTTGATACAGCAGTTGAAGCGTTTGGATCAGATATATCAAGTACAGAAAAGTATCTCAAGAGTAGGGGATTTTTGGAAAAAGATATTCTTGCACAAAAACAAGCATATCAAACAACCGTATTAGGATACACGCCAGAAGAGGTTATTGGAGAACAAAAGAAAGAACGAGTAGAAATATTGTTCCAGAAATCATTAGGTGGAGAGGAATTGTCACTTGAGGAACTTGATCAAATATCTCTCTACGAAGCGGAATATCCAAAAGAGGCTCGACGTATTGAGTTACGAGAAACAACCGATCTTACAAACGCTGAAATTTGGCTACAAACAAACGCTGAATTTAAAGCACCAACAAAGACAAAAACCACTACAAAGGCAGAATTAAGCAATGCCGGGAAATTATTTTTAGAAGATAATCCTGATTTTGGGATAGATGATATTACTGATGATGGGAAAGATTACGGTATTCTCGCCAAAGATAAAGAAATATTAAAAGGAATGATTATAAAAAAGAGAGGGGAGATAGAAGAAACTACTGAAGAAACTACCGAAGAACCAGAAGAAGTATATACTCCTCCTGTAAAAAGAGAGGAAGAAGAAGGATTCTTTGATCGATTAAAAGATTTCTTTTCTGGCGATGAAGAGAAAACCGGAATATCTGGTACATCTACGAATTCAGAACTAGCGGAGAAACTTAGAAAGGCTCGTGAAGAAATACAATAATGGGAATGCTTGATTTCATACTCGGACGAAAGACTCCTGTTTCCGGGATAAGTGGTATTGTGCCTACAGAAAAAATGCCAGAAGTTGAAGAAGCGGGTATTGTTGGACAAGAAAAATTTGTGCCAGAAATGAGAAGTGGTACAGAAACACTCATGTCTATTGCTACTGCTCCGGGAAGGATGTTAGAGGTAGCTGGAACAGCAATAGGGAAAGCGACAAAAACTCAAGCGATACGAGAACATCAAAGAATCCTTGATCAAGAACGTCGTGCAAAAGCAGGAGAACTTGGACAAGTAGAGGCTCTTGGAGAAGATTTTACTCAGTTTGGTAAAGTGGCACTTGAGCCATTAAAAGGACTCACAAGAACGGTTATTGATGTTGCCAGTGGTGGATTAGAGTTGTCATTGAAAACAAAAAAACCAGCAGCAAAAATATTTGATAAGATTTTAGGAACAAACACAGCAGGAGCGATTCAATGGGCTGATGATAAGATTGATGATATACAATTACAATATCAAGAAAAATTAGCACCGAACAAAAGCGTTTCGTTTTCTGAATTAGGAAACATAACCGGGCAATATATTGTACCGTATGGAGGAGCAGAAGCAGCTACTTTCAAAATACTTCCTCAAACTTTTAAAGTTGCATCGCCATTACTTGCACACGCTGTAGCAGGGGTTTCTTCTGATTTGGCTCTTACAGGGGCGTTGATTCCTTCTGAAAAAGCAGAAGACCAAACGGTAAAAAATTATCTTACAAACGCTGTAATCGCATTAGGAGCAGAAGGTATGGGTATGGTGTTAGGTTCTTTATTCCGAGCCGGAGTAAAAGACTTGCCACCAGTAGAAGAATTGATAAATAATACTCGAAAAGCTATTGAAGATATTGAAGTAAAGAATCCGGGATTTATAAACCCCCAAGCAATAGGGGAAGATTTGGGATTGGTTAAAAAAGGCGACCCGCTTGAAACAGAAGCAAAGAAGTTCAAGACTGCGGAAGAGTTTGTTGAGAAAGAAACAATAAAAGTTTATCACGGAAGTAACGTAGAAATAGATGAATTTATACCAGAAAAAGGAGCACAAGGGGTAATTTGGTTTACTGATTCAAAAAAATCAATAACAGATGGCATATCTGGAGCACAAGGAACAAAGTATATTATGGAGAGAAACCTTACTGGAAAGAATTTTGCAGGATGGGATGAATACGAAAAACTAGGGCTAGGAGAGATAGAGGGGAGAGGCTTTGATGGAGTTAAATTGTCGCAAGGCGAATACAATGACTATATTTTATTTGATAATAAGGGGATCAAAACAAAATCCCAACTCACAGAAATCTGGAACAAGGCGAATAAGGTAGATATTCCGAAAACTGTAACGCTTCCCAAAGGTAGCCCTGTAAAAAAGGGAGAAAAGATTTTAGTATTAGAGGGAAAATTTAAAGGGCAGGAAAAAGAAGTTGTTGGATATGGTAGTCTTTCTCATAGAAAAACAGGGGCGAAAACTGATGGATTTTCTGTTTTTATTAAAGATACAGATGGAAAACATATATTCATTGATAATTGGGAAAAGCCAACAAAGGGAGTCTCGCCAATAAAACCGAAAACTAAAAAAGTCGCAGTAAGTAAAAAGGCAGATATAAACGAAAAAACCGTTCAAGTTGTGCCAAAATCAAGTAAAAAGGCAAAAGCACCAAAAGTTGTTGAACCAGTGGGCGAAACAAAGACTCGTGGACTTGCTCGTGGAATAGAACAAAAAGCAGTTGAGAAAAAACTCACTACTTCTTTTGGGGAATTACCAGAATATGAAAAGATAAGTATTGAGGAACAAGCAAAAAAGGCAGCAAAGATTATTGAGGATGATTGGGAAAAGGCGAAACGTATTGCGATGGGAGAGGAGATACCTACTGATGGAGTATTACCAGAGAGTGTTATGGTTGCTGTTGAAAAACGAGCATTAGAAATAGGTGATGTAGATACCTTGCGAAAATTAGCAACAAGTTCTAATCTGGTCGATGAGGCAACGACAATGGGGCAAAGGCTTCGAGTATTAGCAGAACGAAACCCTGAATCTCCTGTTGCAAACATCCAGAAAGTCGCAAAGAAAAGACTTGATTCGTTTGAAAAGCGAACACGTACAAAAGCGACAAAGGCAAAAAAGAAAGTTGTTACTGATATTAAAAAGAAGATGAAAAAAGTTTCTCCCGGAAAAGCTGAATGGTCATCGTTCCTCGATTCTATAACCTGCTAAACATGGAATTATTAGAACTCATAATCGTTTTCGCGTTTGGAATGTTGGCTGGTGGTGCGTTAATTGGTAAAGACCCAAGAAATGACTAAATACTGCCTCGTTCCTGAACTCGCTAATAAATTCAAGAAACTCTTAAAAGAGGGGAAAATAAATCCTGAAGAACTTGCGGCAATGACAAGCGAAGAACGAAGAAAATTCTTTACCGGATTTCTTGGCGAAAATAATGCGAAAAACGTAAATACTCTTTTTGAAAGAAAACTTCTACAAAAAAATAAATGGAAGGGGATGATTAGTTGGGCGAAAGAGGTAGGAGGAATTAAACCAGAGGTTCGGAGAGACTTGGTTTCAAAGATAGAAAGAATGGTTGCTGATACAAAAGGGAATGTTCTTGATCCTGCCGCGGAGGAAGCATTTTTAAAAGACCTTGCCTCATCAAAACTCGGATTAGATGTTACGTACGGAGAAGCACAGGAAATAACAAGACTCTCAAACGAGATATCAAAGGCAAAAGAAGCAGCCGGAGATTTTACGGATTTTCAAAAACGAGTAGACTACGGAAACAAGATAATTGATATGTACGATTACACAGCTACATTAAAACCTCCTTTGAGTAGGGGAGAACAAATAGCAAACGTAGCGAATGTTCCTCGTGCGATTATGGCAACAGCAGACATTTCCGCCCCCGGAAGGCAGGGATGGGGAGTTATAGGAAGAAAACAATTCTGGAAGAACTTAAAACCGATGGTACAGTCTTTTACAAGTGAAAAAGCGTACCGAAAAATACAAGCAGATATTATTACTCGACCAAATTACATATCAATGAAACGGTCAGGGCTACGCCTCACGAGTCTTGGAGATAACCTATCTCAACGTGAGGAGGCGTTTATGACAAACTTACTTGATAAAGTCCCCGGTGTTCGTGGTTCTGAACGAGCATATACAGGATTTCTATCAAAACTTCGTGCTGATTTATACGATGATTTTCTACGAAAAGCACAACTAGCAGGAGAAGATATTGCAGTTGGATCACAAACGACAAAAGATATAGCAACAGTTGTGAATAATTTTACTGGTGCTGGGCGTATGGGAAAAGCTGATCAATCTGCTCCTATATTAAATGCGTTCTTTTTCTCCCCAAGAAAGATAGCCGCGACAGTAAATATGTTCAATCCGACAAACTATTTAGATCCACGAATAAGTCCAACAGCAAGGAAAGAGGCAATAAAAAACCTGATAGGAATGTTGGGTGCTTCTGCTTCGGTAATGGGTATGTCTCGAATGGCAGGATTTGAAGTAGAGTTGAATCCGACAAGTTCTGATTTTGGGAAAATTAAAATAGGAAATACGAGAATAGATGTTACTGGTGGTAATGCTTCATATATCACGCTTCTTGCGAGACTTCTCACGAATAAGACAAAAAGCACAATGACCGAACTCTCAAGAGATTTAGGTGGTGGAAAATTCGGAGCGATGACACGATATGATGTTTTGCTCAAATTTTTCAGAAATAAACTTTCTCCTGTCGCATCATTTTTTGCTGATATGTGGGATGAATCAGATGCTATTGGAAAACCGTTTAAAGCTAAAAAAGCAGTTATAAATAGACTCATGCCTATTATTATGAGTAGTACGATTGAGACAATGATGGAAGGAGATACAAAGGGAGCAGCAATAGCGGCACTCTTTGATTTTTTCGGATTTGGTGGGAATACGTATGATGCTTCTGAGGATTGGAACGACAAAGACACAAAAGCAATGTTGCAGTTAAAAAACGAAATAGGACAAGAGGCGTTTGATGAAAAGAATGAGGAGTTTAATGAAAAATATATTTCAAAGCTGAATGAGATACAATCAGATCCGGTGTACATGGAAATGAGCGATACTGAAAAAGCTGATGATATTGCCAGATGGAAATCAAATATCAAAAAAGAAGTTATTGACGGACAGACTCGGAAGAAAACAATCAGATTGATTGAGAAAAACAGAAAGAAAAAAATAAAAGAACGAGAAGAAGTAGAAGAAAATATTCAAACAAAACTCTCATACGATGGGGAAGGAGATTTTGTAGACGGAATAAAAGTCTACGCAAAAGCATTTGGTACTGATCCGATAACAGCTTTTAATAGAGTTTTTCATGGAGAGGTTCTTCGTCGTATAGATAACGGAACAATAATTGTACATCGTGGGAAATCAACCAAGTCCGGAGAACAAAGAGATTTTTCCGTAGAAGAAAGAAAAGAAAGAGGAGCAACAGAGAAAGTAATATTAGATCACACGATATCTTTACAGCTAGGAGGCTCAAATTCGGACGACAATTTAGTATTAGTACCAAAAGACGTTTGGAAGGCGTACACGCCAAAAGAGAACGAATTAGGGAGGAAACTTCGTGCAGGGGAGATAACTAAAAAGGAAGCACAACGCCAGATACTTGATTTTAAAGAAAACTTTGTTGTAATGCAGGAAGTGAAAAAAATAAAATCTCTCCCAAAAGAAAAAAGAAGAAAGGCTGTTGTGAGTCTTATGAAGGTTTTGACAGATGAAGAAATCGAAAGAAGTTTCGGGGAAAAGTGGTTATTGGAGAATTTGTGATTATTTTTTCCGGTTCTGTTGTCCAAAGATGCCCTTATATCCCCATCTTATTAAAATTGAGATCGCTTTTGAGTCAGTTTTTTCGTCAAAAGTATCTTTTACTTCGTCAACCATTTTCCGAAATGCTTTGGTCTGTGGCAGTCTAAAGTATCTCATGTAAATATTTTACGCTCATTCTGAACATAAGTAAAGAAGTCGTGTATAATGAGAATAATTAATTTTCAAAACATGAAAACTGTAGCGTTCGTTCACAAGCTAACCATAGGAGAAGATGCTAACGATGGTGTCTATCTTGCAGATGGTACGCAAATCATCGATAAAGATGGTAACTTTACAATCGTCGATATTTCTCTTACTGATCTTACAGCAAGCGGAGATATTATTTTAGGAGATGCTACCGGGGATACTCTTACCGTTGGTGCAACTTCTACTTTCAACGCTCCTATTACAGTTGGAGTAGATGACACAGGACACGATGTAAAATTCTTTGGTGCAACTTCCGGATCATACTTGCTATGGGATGAGTCAGCAGATTCATTGATAATCAATGCAGGAACAGCAGATCTTGGTACTTCTTGTGAAGCAGACGCATATACTGTTGGAGGAACAGCAGGAGCAGACTTTGACGGAGCAGTAACAAACTTAACTGTTGTAAAAGGTATCGTAACCGCAGCAAGCTAAAATTGACTTTTAAGCGTAAATTGATAGAGTGGAGTTAATTACTTCACTCTTTTCAAATGGTAACACTCTCTTTGTTGGAACGAATCATTCTTGCCGCCTCTCTCCCGAAAACAGGAGGAGCAGTTGAATTCTCATTAAAATCTGATGTTTTAGAGAAAATAAAACTGACACAAGAAGATATTGAAAAATACGAGATAAAAGATCTTCCGAATGGGGGAGGTGTTCGATTTAATTCAGAAGGGAAAACAGCAACTTTTGAGATAAATTTCACAGAAACCGAATTCGGGTTCATAAAAAATCATCTTAAAAATATTGATGCCAAAAAAACTCTGACCGACAATACGTATCGGATCTTCAAAATCTTTTGCTAGAGTCCCATGGTTTTATCGTACCAATCGCGTATTATGTAGGATATTGTCTTTGATATAGTGCTTAAATTTAAATGTTCCTTTGCTCGTAGCACCTTCAAATAGATATCTGGCTCTCTTGCAATTTTCCAGCGATGTTTTTGCATTGTTTGTATTATATTATTTTGGGGACAAAACCGCAAGCAGTGTTTTAAGTTTGGTATATAATAAGGATAATTTAATTATTAAAAATGATTTATTCAAAGATTCCCGGTACAAATGGTGCAGGATCAAAAATAACTGTAACAAATACAGCTACTTCCTTGCAAGACTTAATTAAAACAGCGTCAGGAGATAGTACGTTTCTCTTGGGAAATGAAAACGCTATTCATTTTCTTTGCCCCGACGGATCTGCGGCAGATATTCGTTGGTTCGCAGATGGGAACGATCCAACAACTACGCTTGGAAATTTAATTGAAGTAGGGGACGCAAGAACGCTTTACGGTCTTGATGTATCACGACTAAAACTTATTTCTGTTGGAGCAAACACAACACTTGAAATAGCAATAGGACATCATACGGTTGGTATGCCATCTGATACCTACGGAATGGGAGCAGTAAATATTGAAGGAGATATAACGGTTGGTTCAAACATTGAAGAGGTTGGTGGAACAACCGTCCCTACCGTAGGTTCAACGCCATCAGTACCAACAGTTATTTACGATGACGAAGGAAACCAGATTACAGAATTTGGTTCTCCGTCAACGATTGCGGAATATAAATCGCCATCAGACTTTACAGCGACTTACACAAGCACGACTACAATTACATTATCATCTTTGCCTATCTCAATTTCAGATAGTTCACAGATTGTATATATTCGAGTAGTTCCGGCATCAGGAGATGCAGAGGTATATGTGAATGGTTCAGGAGGAGTTACTATGACAGTTAGTTCAAACGTATTAACTATTTCCGGAGCAGGAACACCATTTGCATCAGGAGATGTTTACGAGATTGGTATTAACGGGCAAACAAAAGCATACGACCCAAGCACGCAATCAAATAAAGAATCACTATTAAACCCAGACTACTCACGAAACACAGACGCTGAGACCGTACTAGGAACGCCACAAGACCTTACCACATCATTTGTTGACGTAGGAAGTGTCATCTCTACACAGGGATACAAAAAAGCGTTCTTCAAGCTATCGGTTGATATTAACACCGGTACAGGAATTGAGGCAAAAGGATTGGGTCTTACATCTAGTGATGACACAAATCCAGGAGACTTACCTATTTATAACGTAGACACAACAACGGCTGGAGCCTATAAGGTACTTACTGAGGCTAACGTAATTGCCTTCAACGACGAATACTTTGACACAGCAGGAACGCCTACAGATAGAACTATCTGGGTAGGATTCGACGTAGATAACACTATTCCATATATCCAACTACAAATGAAGTGTGGGGCAACTGGAGCAACTGCACCTGCGATTGACGAGGTTATACTTTGTAAAGGGTACTAAAAATGAATTCTTACTTAATCTTTGAATAAATGGCAACTGGAGATATAATACTTGGGAATTCAACCATTACTGGGACAAACGGAGCGCTTGTTTCCGCTAATGAATATGCAGCTTGTACGCCATACACGCCTACGGCATCTAAATATGTAAACAAGATTTATATATGGCTAGGGAATAATCACGGAACAACGGTTACGGCAGATGTTGGTATTTATTCTATCTCTGGTACAACACACACAAGAATTGCTCACGGAACAGTTTCATTAACAAGCGCTGACGCTGTTTTAAAGACAATTACACTCTCAGAACCAGTTTTCCTTTCAACAGAGAAGACATATTCTATTGCGTTTTCATCCACAACGAATATTAAAGTATTATATAATAATAGTATTTCTGCCACCAGCACTTATTATGGCTATAGTGGCTACCCCTTGCCCTCTAGTTTTGTCCAGGGGAGTAATTTTTCATACGACTTTTTCGGATATGCTACGGAAATAGCGGTAACCGCACCAACGGTGTCAACACAAGCTGTATCTGGTATAACAACAACTGGTGGAACAGGGAATGGTAATATAACTGCTACTGGTGGGTTAAGTCCTACTACTCGCGGATTTTGTTATGTACTAGGGACTGGCACCCCAACAACATCAAACTCAACGGTTTCTGACACTGGAACGTTTAGCACTGGTGCTTATACAAAAGCTATAACAGGGCTTACTAGTGGTACTCGATATAATGTTCGAGCATACGCGATAAACGCAGAAGGGACAAGTTATGGTTCCACAGTTGCACTTACCACATCTCCAGTTACACCAACCGTAACAACGCAAGCAGCATCAGACGCAGCCATAAACACCGCAACGCTAAACGGAAATATTACGGCGACGGGTGGAGAAAATGCTACTGCTAGAGGATTCTACTTAGCGGCTGGTTCTGTAACGCCAACGGCAGCAGATACTGTCATAAGCGCATCTGGTTCGTTTGGAACTGGTGCATATACTGGCTCAGCGACAGGGTTAACTCCAAATACACTTTATAGCGCGAGAGCCTTTGCTACAAATTCGGCTGGAACTTCAACTGGGTCTGTTATAGAATTTACTACATTACCAGCACCTTCTGGAGACATAAACCCAGAGAGTTTCACACAACAATTTACACAAACATTTTCTAATAAACTATCACAATGACATTCGGTCAAGACCCGGTTCCGGCAACAACTGCTCCAGAGATTACTCCAGAGGCAGCAGCAGAAATCTTTGAACTCCTCAAAACACGCTCTCTCGCATCGGCAAGGGAAGTACATGGGAGTAAGTATCCTTTGCAGTTTTTCTACGCTGTAGAGGCAGAATTTAAGCGATTACAGCAAGAGTTTACCTCATACATGGGCGGGAAACTCCTCGAAGCTGAGGTATCTCACTTTGATGAGGAAACAGGAGAGAAGGTGGTAGATAGCGAGGCTGTGTACTACGTTCCAACAACCGAAACAGACCTATTGGCACAAGTATCATCGGATTTACTTGATATAAAAGATGTACTAAATGTAATAGAGCCAGGAGGGATATGGTTGGATTACAAAAATAGCTTTAAAATAACTGAATAATGTCCTTTAGTGTACCGTCTTCCGGTGCAGGAACACCTCTGCCAGCAGAGAACATGGGTGTGCCAACAAATAACTACTTGCATCGCATTGATGTAACGCTAACGCTTACGTCTGGGATCGCAGTTGGAGATACTGTTATAAACGTAGGTAGTTCTACGGGAGTAGTTGCAGGAGAGGCGATAACTATTTATGAAGGAAAGAGGATGTCGCAGTTTATTGTGGCTGGAACTACAGCTACGACAATTACGATAAACCCATCGAGTGATTTCGCATACACGACAGCAGCTCTCGTTGAGTCTGGACCATGGAATATGGCAGTAGATGGCTCTGTTACACCACAGATATTCACTATTAAGTGTCCTCCGAGCGGAAGATTCTATATTCACGCATTCAATCATACCATCCTCGACCAGTCAGTTATGGATGACGCTAAGTTTGGTGGCTTGACAGCTCTTACAAATGGGATAGTTGTACGCAGAACAAATGGAGGAACGAAGAATTTGAGCATAATTGTTAATAATACAGGGTTTTATGAGTTTGGATATGATACAAGCTATTCAGCAAAAGCACCAGCTGGGTACTATGGATTTAAGGCACGAAAAGACTTAGGACAGGTAAATGGAATTACTGGTCTTTTAAAGGGGGCAGACGACGACGAGTTTCAGTTAATTGTAAATGACGACCTTACTGGGTTAGACCAGTTTACTTGTAATATTCACGGATACATAAAATGACAAAAGAATCAACAGTTTCGCCATACAGCCGTCTTATAATGAGAGAGACGTTCAACGATGAAGCGACTGTCCGTCGCAATGGTGGAACGCCGACTGATGTTACTTTTGCTAATGGAGTTGGGAGTTTTAATGGGACATCTAGTTATGTTTTAAAGAAAAAGAATTTAAAAGGCACTTATTCAATTAGGATGAGATTTATAAGCCAAACACCAACAGCTAATGCTTTATTAGCTGATTTTAGGAATGGTGATAGTTCTGGAACTGGTTATTTCATTTACAATGGTTCAGCTGATGGAATTACTGGTTCTAGTGGAACATTTTATGTTGATGGAGTTCTTGGGAATGATGTAACTTCCTCAAATAAAGAATTTGTTTTATCTGGCATAACGATAGATAGTTTTGAGATGTATATTATGCGAAGAATTACCAGTAGCAGTTTTTCCACTGGTGAGCTTGACCTCTTTGAAATCTATCAAGGCACTTTAACCGAAAGTGAAGTTAAAAATTTATATGAAAATAAGTGGAATAAAGAACAGAATTTTGGAAGTAATCTACTCATAGACTTTGACAGCACAAGAGGGACACTTTCCGATAAGACTGTTGGGAATACTGTTGGGGATGATTTGCTGAGTGGGTGGGATTTTACAAGTGGATGGTCTGCTTCTGGGACTGCAACAATAAATGATGCTGATACTTTTACTACAACTGGCACTGGAGGAGTCTACAAGAGCCTGTTAACAGTAGGGAAAAAATATAGGATTTATTTCAAAGGGGATACTACAGCAGCAAGTATACAGTTTACAAATCTAACAGGTAGTCCCTATATGAGTGCTGTTAGCGGAACTTTTAATACTATTTCTGAGTTTACAGCAGTAAGTGATGGATTCGCATATATTAAAACAACTGGAGGCGGTGTTAACAATATAACATCACTTAAAATTTACGAAATCAAACCAGACCTTTCAGCCACCGATGTTAGCATCAAAAAGATAGGTCAAAGCTATTCAGCAGACTTTAACGGAACAACAAGTTTAATTGATACAGGTACTGATATGATTAGTACAAAAAGCGTAACAATCATGGCTTGGATAAAGTTTTATGGTTATGGAGAATTAGGAGCAGGGAGAATTATTACTAATGATAAATTAGAATTATTTGGTGCAAGTAGTGGTAAATATGGGTTTAAATCAGATGCACTTACTACTGCTATATCTAATGTTGATTTGATATTAAATAAAAAACAATTCGTAGCAGTAACAAGAGCTTCAGACGGAACTGCAAATTTTTACATTGGTGATAAATCAAATGCCCCTGCATTATCAGGTAGTGCAGACCAAAACTCAGGTACTCCAGCAGCAGGGACTACAAATATAATTATTGGAAATAACAGTGGTGCAACAAGAACATTCGATGGACTCATTCCACAGATTTCCATAGTTGAAAATATTTTAAGTCTTCAACAAATAACCCAATATTGGTCAGAAACATTAAAACATATTAACGGATAATACTATGGCAAAAATATATTCAACACAATTTCATAAGGGAAGCTTGATTGATTCAGTCAGTGGTGTAGCTGGAACTCTCACAGCAGGTTCAGGTGGCTTTAAGAAGACTGAAAAAGGCTTGGCTATGGAGTTTGATGGTGCAAATACTAATATAAATTACGGCAATATCCCTTCTTTCAGCTCTATAGGAACTGGTAATTTTACTTTTGCTGTGATTGCAAAATTAACAAAAAAGGGCGACACTCTTTCAAGAATCATCGGGAAAAAAGCCATAGCTGGAGCAGCAGCAGGGACTAGTTGTTATTGGAACAACAGCACCAATAAACTTTTATTTTCTACAGGAGACAATTCTACTGTGGGGGAACTTTATACTTCTAATGAAATACCATTAGGATACCATCTTATTTTAATGAGTAGAGACAGTAATGATAGTAAAAATGGATATTTTTATGTTGATAATATTAAATATGAATTAACATCCACTTTGCCTTTATTAGATATTTCAAATACTGATAATTTATTTATAGGTGGATTGAGTACCAACCTTTCATTTGGTAGTTATATCTCTAGTTGTAAGATATTTAACCACGTTCTTACTCAAACCGAACGTAACGAACTCTACAAAGAATTCCTCCAAGCCTCACCAATAGAAAAACCAGTGAGAGGATTTGAATATCCAAAGCCTACTGATTTATCTAGTGAGGTTGATAGTGTTGTGGGAGAATTTAATAATATTAATTTTGTAGTAAGTTTAGGTTCACCAGTTATAGATGGGAATACTGTAACTCTTGCACCAACAGAAGCTGCTAGAGATATTTCATATTGGACTATTGGTAAAAAATATTTAGTTGATGTGACAGTTACTAATTATAGTGGAACTGGCTCAGGATTAATACTTCCTTATGGAAATACAGTGTCCCCTGGCAAAGCTACTGCTAATGGTAATTATGTCTATGAAATAATACCTGATATTTCAAATATGCAAATATATGCTTATACAGGGTGCAGTGGGACAATTACAGTAAATTCAATTAGAGAACTCACAGGCTTAGTAGCAGCTTACAACATGATTCCAAGTAAAGGAGGAGTATTAACTGATATAAGTGGTAATGGTAATAATGGTGTAATCAATGGTGCTTTATCTACGAAAGACGGAATGAAGTTTGACGGCGTGGATGATGTAGTTAATATTACATCACTTAATTTAGGAAAAGAACAATCTATTTTATTTAAAGCGAAAAGCTCATCATTTAATAAAGTTTTAATAAGCGGTTCAAATGTTAATAATGTAATATATATAAATAGTAGCTCATCTATTAGATTTAATAGCGGAGGAGCGGGGATAGTGACATTCACTGGCAGTACATTTCTTACTAATGAATCTTATGATATTGTTATTACAAGAAGTGGCACTTCTGTAAATTGTTATGTAAATGGATTAAAATATGGAGACACTGCAACATTGGCATCGGACAATAATTTTGAAATAGATAGAATAGGTGGATATACTGGAGCTTACTTTGAAGGAGAAATAGAAGACTTAAGAATTTATAATTACGCTTTCACTCCTCAACAAGCCAAAGACTACCACAACTCATTCAACAAACCAGTACTAAGAGACGCCCTCTCAGACGCAGGAGCTGACGGAGTAGTAAAAACTCCTCGTGAATGGATAAAAGGGACAGGGGATTATAAAGTTGAAGAAACTGTAATTGAACAAGGAGAACTTGTTACTAATGGTGCATTTGACACTGATAGTGATTGGACTAAAGAGGCAGGATGGACTATTTCAGGTGGAATTGCTAATGCAAATACTGCTAGTACACAACAAATTTATCAGAATATAGGTCTTGTGACTGGTAAGAAATACAAATTATGCTTTGATATTTTAAATTATACTACTGGACCAATTTATCCATACCTACAAGGAAATGGTTTTTTAACTGGTAGAAATTCTAATGGTAGTTATTGTGAGGAATTTACATATTTTGGAACAAATGGAACATTATATTTTAGAGGTTCTCCGCAATACACAGGTTCAATAGACAACATCTCAGTTGTTGAAATCCCTCCTTTATCAACAATTACAACAGGTACTAAATACTTAGAAAACACAACAGCAGGAACAACAGCTATACAATCAAAACAGGCTTATGGTGAGTGGGAGTTTGATGTATATAAGGGTGCTGATGGAAATAGTCCAAATATTCAATTTATAAGTGGAGATAAAGGTGTAGTAAATTCAACATCTTTAGGTTATCGTGTATTAATGTTGACTGGAGGTACTTGTAATTTACAAATAAATAATGGTGGGACATTTAACTATTTATTTAGAACTAACTCATCCTACATCGCCAACAATACTTGGTACAGACTAAAAGTAGCAAGACTTCAAAGCGAAGGAGTGTTTAAGGATATTCCTACTTTGCAAGTGAGTGATTGTGAGAATAGTACGGGAGCAAATCCATATAGTACATTTATATCTAATGGTAGGTATGGATTTAAGGTAATACAATCAAGTGCACTAGCAGGTTATGGTGGAACTAATGATGAAATTAGTATTGTAAGTGGAGGAAAATATATAGTAGAGTTCAATTTAAAACTTAATAGTGGCACACTACCAGTAGCTAGGTTTATGAATACTTCAGCAAGTTCTCTTTATAGTGATACAGTTGACGTGATTGAAGGTAAAAATTCAGTTATAATTACTGCAACATCAACTTTAAGTACAGCGTCATTGATGTTTAGAAATTTATCAACAACCACAGACTACGAAATCTCAGGCTTAACAATCAGAAGAATATACGATGCAGATACCTTTGCAGTTTTCATTAAAGGTGGAGACTTCGGAGACACCTACACTCTCGTAGATACAACTGGTGGTTCAGGAAGTAATCCAGTCACTGATTCAACTTACACAACAAGTGAATATATAGTCGCAGATCTAGATGCTGGAGATAGGCTAACTAATATTTTATTAAATTCTGGCGTAGATCAATAATTATGTGATATAATAAAATCAATGGAGAAAAAAGATCGGCTTTATGGTGATTTTGCAGCATTACATTATGCAGATGCAGACGCGCAAAAAGAAAATCTTGAGAAATTTAAGGAAGACAAAAACATAGAGGAATTCTTAAAACAACAGGCGATTATCGGTAGAATGTTTAAAGCAGGTATGGCAGAAATTTTAGGAAAAGACGCTTGTTTTCCAGAAAACGATTGACGAATTCATAATATAGCGAGTAAAATTGTAATGTTCTAATAAAAAAACATGGAAGTATTACAGAAAATTGATTTCGCGAAAGGTTTAAAAACTCTCGTCGGTATTATTCTCCTGTCTATTCCGTATCTTGATGGTATCCTTACTGTCGGATCGTGGACGTTTGATATACCAGACGGAATAACAGCTATTCTTGCAACTCCTGAAGTTGTGGCGGTAGCTTCTGGATTGGTTGTATATGGTGGAGCAATGAGAGTTGTTCGATTTCTTCAAAAATACTACTCTAAAAAATGATTACCTTATTAAGCAGTATTGTTTGTTTCTGTATTGGTTGTCTTTTCGGATGGGCTTTTCGTGGGCTTGCTTCCGAATACAACATAGAACTTCACTACAATATAAATAACGTAATTGCTTCGGTAGTTTTGATTGCTTGGTTTGTGAGTGTAATGGCTTCTGTTTGTGTTCCTGATTTTGAGGTAGACCCTTTGCTTCATGGGATAATGGGGGCAATAGTTACTTTCTTTTTTACGAAAAAAAATGCAAAAAATTAAGAAACACGCTCCGCAAATATTTAGTTGGAAATTCTGGTTTCACGCTACCATCGTGTCACTTGTATTTATATTGCTCCCTATTGGGCTAAAAGCATTAGTCCACGGATCATACGAAGAAGCTAAAGCGACAGAAATTTGTTCATATAAAGTTTCTAGAAGTGGAAACATCCACGCAATAACTTCTCCGTATTACAGAAATGTAAATTTTAAAACAGGGCTTTTTCTCGATGAGGCTCAGAGCATTGCTAAAATATTACAATGAAAAATTTTCTACGAAAAATCTATAAATTCTCTATAAGTGAAATAGTTTTACAAATTAAAAGTATCTATTTCCCGCAGAACATGACAGGGGTCGCTGATGTTCCGGATGAAAGAGATTATGAGGATGTTTTGCCAAAAGGGATACGATGTCCGAAGAAAAAGAATCTATTAAAACAATCGAGAGAAGATTATTCGTCACAGACGGGTTCTCCATTATTGTTTTTGATTCAATCTTTAAATGCCTGTACAGCATTTGGATCAGGAATAGGGAAGACTTTATTAAATCTTTGTAAAAGAGGACAAGTTATTTCTTTTAATGAAGAGGTGCAGTGGACGCACCAAGAAGAAGAACAAAATGCAAGCAGAAACTATGGGTGTACATTGTTGGGAGCAATGAAGATCCTGAAAAAATACGCACAGAAATTTCCTATTGCAGAATATAGAAGAATAAAAAAGAGTGGGGTAATGCCAGTAAAAAAGAGAATCGCAACAGGTTCGCCAATATTTACAGGGGTTTCATGGCAAAAAACAGAGGATGGAAAAAGTAATTCATACAAAGAAACACTTAAAACTGGTATATGGAATTCTTATAAAACGGGGAGTCTTGGGGGACATTTCGTTATTATTTTTGGATATGATGATAATCAACAATGCTTCTTTGCTGTAGAGTCGATGTGGAAGCAGTGGGGAGAGAACGAAAAGGGAGTATTTAAAATCCCATATAGCGAAATAGACAACACAATGTCAAAGTATGTTGTATTTGATCAGATTGACGAATGAAAAACAACACAACCAATTCAAAGAGAAACCTAGCAGGTGCAACAGAACAGTACCAAGGTTTAACGGAAACAGAAAAAGCGTATGTTTTCATCAAAAAGATTTGGAAGGGGGCAAAATGGGGCAATTTTAAAAGATATTGGTTAGGACGACGAAGGACAAAAAAATAGACCTACTGAATAGATCTATTTTATAGTGTCATCTTTTTGTCTTTTAATCACCAATAACAGACAAACAAGCAAGAATTGAAAACATCGCAATAATTGTGATTGTTTTTTCGTACCCGCTTCTATCTTTGTATGGTTTTGTAAAAGAAATGACGCAAAAATGTATGATTGAGTAGATCATGTACATTCCGAGAATAGTGAAGAACAACTCCATTATAGAATATTATTAAGAAATAAAGTGTGTGCTATTGTTCCAAGCACCATACCACAGAACACAAGTGCTACTGAGTATAAACCGAAAGCCGATTTTGAGATTTTTTTCATCTCGTTATTTGGTTAAAAAATTATTTAAGTTGTTCATCGTTCTTGGTTGTTAGTTAGGATAAGCTACATGGTCTGATAGGTCTATTTCTTTTTTGTGAGAGTCTATTATTTCCCCATCTCTGTTATACTCTGCATACTCTATGATGAGGTTAATGTCTGCTGTGTAGTATATTGATTGCGTGTATCCTGCAATATAAATCTTCTCGTCTCCGAAAACTAACAAAATCCCACCATCAGATACAGCCTTAATAGTAAAATTATTACAGCCTGCTTTTAGGATTCTTTCTTCTAGGTATTTAATAACAGAGAAATCTAGGTAAGTTCCGTCAATGTCTCCTTCTTCAATCTCTGCATAAATCTTAAAAGTCTTAAATTTATCCCACATAAATCCGAACGTAACTTCTAGAGAGTCGTTTTTTACTACGACTTTATTCGGTGTACATCTGTTGGTGTATTGCGTGTATATTGTTTTGTTCATTGTTCTTCTGTTAAAAATATAGAAATAAGGAATTGCAATAAAGCGTTTGATGCCTCTGTGTTGTCTTTTGCAATGTCTTGGAGGCTTCGGTCAATCCCACACTCCCACCATAAATTTACAAATCGTATCGTTTCCCTTGTGAAAATTTCTGCTTGGAAATGTATATTAACTTTAAGTTTTTGAAGAATATCGCCAAGAAGGATGTTATGTCCGAGGATTTTGAATGTGCGCAATACATTTCCCCTCGAAAAGTATCCGTGATTTCTTATATAAACATCTCCGTTCTCTGTGTGAAAATCTATTACCATACGCTCTCCGTGTCTCTCAATTACACAGTTTCTACTGAGTGTCTTATCAGCCAAGAAATCAATAAGGCGTTCTGCCTGTTCTGCCGAAATCGGTTTTTCTGTGGTCATTCTGCAAATTTTTCACTAAACTCTCTGCCCATCGCAATTATTTCTGCTGCGTCTTTGTCTGAACAATATACAAGACCCGCTGCTCCATCGCGTCCGTGTTTTTCCATATACCGACCCAATTCACACTGCAATGTATCAAATTTATGTTCCAAAGTGTATAGTTCGTTTTGTTTTCGGTAAATTGTTACATCTGTCGAGTAATAATACAGCGCGAAGAATCCTGTAAGTATCACGAGAATAAGTATCAATACTTTCTGCGCAATATCTTTTTTTCCGTTAATCATGTTTTTAAATCTCATTGGAATAAATTTATCAAATACGCTCCTCCTATAAGCGAGAAAACTAGCGCAATTAAATTGATTGTCGATGCCATTGTGTCGCTTTTCTCTGGACACACTTCCCACGCCTTTCTACCGTCAGCCAGTTTTGTTTGTCTCATCTCATTGAATTAAAATCTTCTTCTACTGCTTGATCGTAATCTTTTACGATTCTCCCGTTATCGAAATGAAGTTCTAATTTTGCCTCAGCCATCATTTCCCCCAACCAAACGAACTCTCGTTCATCTCCTAAAAGGAAATCATCGTGAAGCGCAGATTCTACATCAACCAATTTGCTGAACTTTTTTCTGTCAAATAGATATTGTTCCTGCACGGTGTCGTAGACTTTGAATTTCATTTTGTATTTAATTTACGAGAGGATTATATTCTTTTCTCTCGAATAAGTCAAGTAGTTTTTATTTAAAAATAGAATAATCAACGCCTTTCTTCTCGCATAGTTCTTTCAATGCCTGTTTCCAGATCATCGCTTCAAGTTTTCTGTCCTTCTTTTTCATCATATTATGCTGAACAGTTAATGCCTGAAATCTTTTTTCTCCTAATTGTTTCTTTTTCCATTCTACAAACTCAAGAGGATTTGAACCAAGATACTGGTGGCACGAAAAACAATGGCTACAGGCGTTTTCTGGATCAAAACGTGTACTCTCTGCTCTTCTACCAAAAAAATGGGAACAATGAAGCCCCTGAGATTTTCTCGGGTATTTTGTATGACATCTTGCACAAGTCCAATCTGACAACTCTCTGACGTAGTATGAAAAATATCTGTCAGCCGGATCTATTTTGATTTTCATTTTTTATAAATTACTACCACACTTGGAAATGGTGCTGCATCTTTTCTTCCAAATTTCTGAAACAATGGATTCTTTCTACCATCTTTTTTAAATTCACTATTCCATAAATTTTTCCAATATTCATTAGTTCCAAATACCAATCTTCCTTTCTGAAATTCTATTTTCGCAAAATCACATTCAAAAATATTTTCCCAAAACCAAATTGTGTCTGTTCTTGATGGAACAAGACAAACGACGAGTTCACAATCTCCATTTTGTACTGATTCCCTTGCCTTCTTCATCCAACTTCCAATCTTCCTGCCATACGGAGGATTCATGAATACCCTTCCTGTCCATTTTTGCGCAAGTCCATCTTCTTTTTCTGTAAAGTATTTTTTACATTTTGCTGTGTTTTCATGCGCACAAGGATCTAGAGTGAAATCAAATCTATCGTTTAATTTGTCGAAGAATGTTTGTGGTGTTGACCAACATTCGTTTTCTGATGAAAAGTGTATATTCATTTTTTAGTATTACAAATAGTACAGTAAAACGATGGAAGTATATTATTTATTTCCGGGAATTCTTTTAAAATATTTTCATAATCATGCTTCATTTCATCTCTTGTTGCTTGGGGGAACTGTTCTTTACAGAGACATTCCTCCGAGTGTTTCCATTCCAAGAGCGATATTTTTAAAAAGTTAAATTTTACTACGATATCGATTGTTGGATTTTTCATTTTCTTCCTTCTGAGTTAAATTTTCTCCATGCCTCTATCAACTCTTCTTTTGTTTTTAATTCAAGAAATTTTGGAAATACTATTGATCTTGGGTCTTTCAATCCTGTTATTTCTGTTCTATCGTGAAGTCTCACTAATTCATCACACAAAAATTTCCGTAATTCTTCAAAACTTTTCTCAAAGAGTGGGGTTTGTTTAGAACTCTCAATTTGTGTTTTCTTTACTGTGATAGTTGGTACACTGTAGAATTTTTTAATATCAATCGTTTTCATCCATCCTGCTTTTGTGAGTTGGATCATTTTATCTTGCGACTGTATCCCCCTGATAATATTACAAGCGTCTGCATAAGGTACATCTTCGCTTTTATTATTTCCAGATTCTACGTCTTTGTAGATAAACCTGATAGGTTGTCCAAATATCATGCCGTTATCGTCAAAATGTTCTTGTGTCATTTTATTAAAATTATCCCATTGAGCGGGGGTTTCGCTTTTCTTGTTTTGGTGGCGTATCATTCCACCTTTCGCCTAAAATATAATCCTGCGGTTTCGGTTGATACTGTGGTTTCGTTCCAAAACAACTCGGATCTTTCTCTTGCCACTTAAACGCTTCTTTGAATTTTTCCAATATTTCCTCTGGATTTTTTGCTACTTCGTTCCATTTCGCGAGAGCAATAGTTTTCGCTGTCTTCTTTGGGTACATTTCCCAAAACTCCTCAAACTCACACGAATTCAAATAACTGTTCAAAGACTTCACTCCTACTCCTTTTTCGAGCGAAACATCAATTTTCATAAGAGATACCCATATATTTTTTAAATCACTCACACGAGTTACTCCACGAGCCAGAGCATTATCGTTCAACGCTCGATTGATTATTATTTTTGCTAAAGTAAGTGAATCTTGAATCATTCTTTCATCATCGATGTATTTCTGTAGTTCAAATAACCAATCTTCACAATCTCGAATATTATCTTCTTCAGTTCCATCTAGTTTTGGAAGTTTCCATTTATCTTTGATTATTGAAATAATTTCTAACTCGCTCTTTGTGTTTTCTTTTCTTTCCTTTCCTTTCCTTTCCTTTCCTTTAGCATAAGCCACCCCAATGGGTAGGCTATCCGTTCCGCTCTGTGAGCGAACTTTGTCCCACTTCTTTTTTGCACCCCTTTTCCCGGCCTCAGATAACACTTTCCTCTTCCCTAAATGGTCCTTCATTCGTTCGCTCCAATAGGTTTTATCAGTACTAAAGAACAATCCGATAGAGACACAGAAGTCTACTATCTCTTTTAGCTTGTCTTTTGGGATGCCATAGCCTAGCGATAGCCCCCCCATTTTTTCAAAATGTAACTCTGAATCAACAGTCTCTGACATGCTTTCTAATAGCATCCAGAATATTCCGTATCCTTCTGCACCAAACTTCACACGAAGTTCTAATATATTCTCGTCATTACGAGAATTACTGTCGTGCTGGAAGTAAAAAGAGTTTTTCATTTCGTAGTGGTTTTAAGAAATTCATTTAAACCCACCCACACCAATGAACCACTACGAACTAAGGTATGGGGGGATTTAAATGAACTGCGATTTGTGTAGTGATTCATCTTGGTAAATATAATAGTAAGTAAGTAATTGTGCAAATTATAATTTTTTATCCTGTTTTTCTCTTGCGAGATCTTCTTCATTTGGGAAACGTATATTAAACCCAAGATGTCCGTATGTCTCATTGAGAGCGAGACTTAGAGGGTCTGATATATCACTTACTTCTTGAGTTGTTAGCTTTGTACAGCTATCTTTTCCGGTTTCCGTAAGTTGCAAGTCATCCCATATATCAGCTTTTACTTTTGCTTTACTCCATTTTCTTTCTATAACAACTTCCCCATTTATTATTGAATATTTCCGTTGAAACTGTGCGATATTATTTAATCCGTCTGCTATCCATTCACAGTAAAGATATATACTTCTCATTTGCTTGCTCGTCAGTTTTGGTTTTCCAATAGTAACTTGATATTTTCCATTCGGGAGAAAAAATAACTCAGATTTTACTTGCTCGTATAGAGCGTCTGACATTCCCTCTGTAGTATCGACGAGAAAGGTTTTCATAGTAATGATAATTGATCAAGTGCTTCAAGTGTTCCTTCAAACCCCGGCATTTCTTTTGGTTCTTCTTTTGGGGTTTCTATTCCCGGCATATATTTATAAACCGATCTTTTTATTTTTACAATATCTCCACGCTTTAAAAGTTGAGATAAGTGAGTGTTGAAGGCGGGAGGTATAAATATTCCTAAGTCTCTTGCCCTTTTGTAAAACTCCATGCTTGAGAGTTCTTCGTTTGGAAATTGTTTAAAAACTTCCATGATTTCCGATTTTGGGGAGTAAGTCATTTTTTAAAAAGCTATTTGTTCTGCCATTTTTTCAATTTCTTCAAGAGTATTCATTTGGTATTCGTGTTGTTTTTTTATATCTTCTATAAAATCTTCTCTTTTCATAGAAATATAATGAAGTGTTTTTCCTGAAACTCTTGGATCATAAAATGCAAAAACTAATTCCTCAAGTTCATCCCAAACAACAAAATATTGTATAGCCTGTTCAAAATAATCTCCGGGAATAGCTTGTTCAAAATATGCTCGTAGATGGTCTGCACTATTTAAGCATTTTACCTCAAACGCTTTTAGTTTTTTTAGCTGCGCCCCATCCATTGAAATTGCAATATTTTCATTGTCGTCACGGACACAAAACCCCGGACGATCAATAGTACCAAATTCTTTTTCAAGTTCTAAAATCGCTTCCTCCTCAAGTCTGTGTCCTCTTTCTCGTGCATCTTCTCCGTCTTTTTCTGTTGCTACACGTTCTGCCAGTAATTCATAGAATCCTTTTTTCTTTCCAGTACCGCGTTTCACAATAATTCCATGAAACTTTGAGCCTGTTATTTTCCCCTTTCTGAGATCAAACCATTCTGGAGTGTTTTGTTCTATGTCGTTAAATATTTTCATTTTAATTGAGTTTTAAGAGTATCTTTTATGGCAATTATTTGTTGGTCTGCCATTAAACCACTTCCAAGTCCAAGAAAAGTAGATTTAAGTTCTTCAATAGTTTCACATTTCTTTAATGCTACTTCTGCTTCTGCCTTTTTCTCGTTTTTATATTCAAAGAACTCTTCCATCTCCTCAGAAGAAGCTATTTCGCCAGAAGCCATGTATCCGAGAAATGCCAACGCTCTTCCTACTGCGATACTTTCTAGCTTCTCAAACGCCTTTGCTTGTCCTAATTTTCCCATCGCTTGCCCGGTAGCAACAGATCCATCTTCCTTTGTTATCTCTGCCTTGAGAACCATTTGTCCGTCTGGAAGCTGAGTAAAAGATGTATCGACCTTTCCTTTTGGGTTCTCTTCCCGAAATTGCTTCATACGATCTGCTACTTTTGCGTATTCTTTTCCGCTGATGTCCATTGTTTTAACTTTCATAGTTCTGAAATATTAGTAATAGCTAAGTGAATATTTGTTACACGATCCCATTCTGCGATAAGTTGTTTCTCGTCAGCGTTTACAACATCGCTTTGTGAGTTCTGTGTGAGGTAGTCTACTGCTCCTTGATAATCTCTTCCGATAAGTTCTTTCATTTGTTCTGCTATATCATCGAATTCTTTATTGAGTGTGCCGAGGACGGTTTTTTTATTGAACATTTTTTAAAAAATAAATAGTTATGTAGGTGGCGATAATCGCAGAAACGATAGCACCAATTATTATCCAGAAGTTTGGCGTTATAAATTGTATAAAAATAATAGCGCATATTATCAGGAAAATAGAAGGTTTATTGTTCATTTGCTGTGATTATGTCTAGCGTTAGTGAGTATATTAGTTTGAGTGATTCTCTTTGTGCAGGATTCATCTTTTGCTCAAACTTTTCAAGAAGATGTATCCTATCCCGAAACCGTTGTAATTCTTTTTCGTCCATTTGTTTTGTTATTGAACAAGAGGATTTTATTCTTTTGTCTCACATACGTCAAGTTTATTCTTGTAAAAACTTCTTGCTATTAAAATATCAATGTTTCAATTATATATAAATAAATACAGATATTCACTCATAACGCAATCTCTTGTTTTGTGGTCACATGGTGACTCACGGTGACTCACTTATATAAATGAGAGAAACAATGAAAATAGTTTGACTTTATTTTTATAGAGTGAGAGAATCAGTACATATCGACATGGGAAAGAAAAAACACGAAAACGAAAAGACAGAACTTGAAAAATGGTTCGATGAGATCCGTATAAGAAATACGAATCACATGGATAAAAAAGGAAATTTAACTCGCCCTAAAAAATGAAAGAACCAATCATCCTATACAATCAAGCAGATATTTCACGAGAGAAGAATATCGGTAAATCAAAACTCTCTCGACTTTTCCATCAGGGAAAGATGCAACCATATCGAGTAAAGGGAAGAAAGACTAACTTTTTCAACCTTGATGAACTTGATTTTTAATTCATTTTTTTTACAATAACCCCATGATAAACCCATTCCGACCCGCATTTAAGAAAGTAGTTCTTCAAAAAGAACCGCTTGTATTACTTTGGCAGCCAAGAAACCAACGTGATGTAATTATCGAAATACAAGACAAAGATTACCGACTCTCTGATGAGATGGTAAACTTTCTTGCTAACCTTACTGATGATTTGACTCTTACAACAGAAGATCCAAAAATCCCTCAGGTATTGCTTGGTGGATCTCCTTTTGCGGCAATGCAAACATCTATGGCGTTCAGTGGAACGAGCGTAGCATCAAAAGAAAAATTCATTTACGCTGTTGTTCGTTTGTTGGAAGAGGGAAAAGCTCTTACCCCACGAAACGAAGAGTTACCTACTGACGGAATAGGAGCAAATACGAAAAGTAAAAAGAAAGCGAAGAAAAAATAAGAATATTTCCTCAGCTCCTTTCGGGGGCTGGAAGAAACATTTTTTAATAAATTACCATGACTGAAGAAACACAGATCCGAGAACAAGCGAAACAGCTTGGAATTCCTAATTACTGGAATAAAAACATTATCGCTCTCAAGCAGGAAGTTCTTAACAAGCAATCAGGAGTTGATGAGATTGTGGAAGAAGAACTCGAAGAGGTAAACGAAACCCCCCCGGTTGGTACAGGGATTGGAACGGATGAACTTGAAAAACTCCGAGAAGAAAACAAACAACTCAAAAAGAACGTAGCCAAGAAGCACGACACAATGGCAAAATCTTTTGAGAAAAGCGTTGAAGCAGAACAAACAGAAGGGAACAAAGGATTTATAGAGGCAGCAAAAGAAGAATCCCTCTATGCGTTTCCAAATGAAAAAGGAGATCGTATCGGATTATGGCGAAGAACGACAACCGAAACAGATATTAAACCATATCAAAAAGATTCATCATACGCCTTTGTTCGATGGTCTGATGAAAAAGTAGGAACAGTACATAAAGGAGATGTTACTATTTCTCGTGAAGAATGGGATAGAACACAGAAAGAACTTGCTCAATTAAAAAAATAGATGAAACAAAAGATAATCGCCCCTCAAGAATACAACAATCTACCACGTAGTGTGAAGCGGATGTTGGACCGACAGGCTAAAAAGGAGGGGCGAGATCCTTTACCGGATAAAATACCTGAAAAGGTAAAAATCTATTCACTCGTTGATAAACATCTCTGGACAAGGGGATTAAAGATACTTGAACAGAATCATATTCCAGTAGAGAAGTTTATAAACAGTGCATTGAATCAGCTTATACTTGCTGAGAAACAAGCGAAACAATCCAAATTACAATAGTTCTTTTACACACACTTCTCCATCTCGTATGAAACCAAGAAGGACTGCCCGTTTAATTGGTGGACGAGGAATCAGGGCGGGAAGTGTGTGCGAGGGAATTTAAAAGTTCTTTCACACATGATATTCTTTTTTGCCGAGGAGGATGTCAGTTGGGAGAGAATACTCTCTAGCCGGGGATTTGGAATTTTTTCCCTTGTGTCAGGTTGGCTACGTACCTGTGGTGACAAACGTAGCTTTACTTATTGAGAGATAAACGCTATATTAGTTACAAATGGCAAGACCTACAAAGTATACGGAAGATATGCCCCAAAGAGTTTTGGCTTGGTTAGAGTTGAAAAAAGATACTGTGAGTGAATTTCACAAAACAAGAGGCGAAAGATCTGATTCTTATGAGAGGATACTTGAGGTGAATCTTCCAACAATCAAAGGGCTTTCTAGCTTTTTAGATGTAAACGAAGACTCAATCTATCAATGGGACAAAGAAGGAAAAGACAAAGACTACGAAGGACAATACAAAGAAAGTAAGGTCAAGTTTTCCGAGACGTTAGAGAAAGTTCGCAAAGAACAGCACGATAGATTGATTAAAATGAGTCTTTCTGGCGATTATAATCCAACAATAACAAAACTACTTCTTATGAGTAACTTTGGATATAAAGAGAGAAGCGACATGACTACTGACGATAAAGAAATTCAGGGCGTAGTTGTGCTTCCTGCTAAAAAAGAATAGATTTGGTTTAAATACCCGCGTCTGTTATAATCTTTATATGAGATGTATTATGGTTGATTGCGTTTGTAGGATTTGCGGCGCAAAGTTTCAAGTTATACCATCTAAATATAAAAATGGGCGAGGAAAGTATTGTTCAAGAAAATGTAAAGATAATTCACTTATTGGTGTAGGTGTTAAAAACGCAAAGAAATTTAATACAAACAACATTCCATGGAATGTTTTGCCTATTGGTAACACAGTTATTCGTGTTGACGATAGGGGGAACAAGAGATATTATGTAAAAGTATCGGACAAGCCTTTTAAGTGGGAGAGAAGATCCCATTATGTATGGAAGAATTATTACAAAAAAGAAATAGATAAAAAGTCAGTTATTCATCATAAAGACGGTAATAGTATGAATGATGATATTACAAATTTACAAAAAATGACGAGGGCTGATCATACAAAATTACATTGTACTAAACCACGTTTTACACCTCCTCCCCAAACTTCACCATGAAGATTCGATGGCAACCGACAGAGCGACAGGCAAAAGCCCTTCAATCAACTTGCTATGAGACACTTTACGGTGGGGCCAGGGGAGGAGGCTGACTGGAAAAACGGATGCTGGGTTCGCTAATTGTCTATATGACATAAACAATCCTAAGCTCAGGACGTTGGTTGTTCGTCGTAACTATGACGATTTGAAGGATTGGGTAGACAGGGCGCAGGACTTCTTCGCACCGATGAAGGCGGTATTCACTCTCTCGAATAAAGAGATTACTTTTCCAAGTGGAGCAAAGATACTACTTGGTCATTTAGGGGATGACAACGCTTATACAAAGTATCAGGGGCATGAGTACCAGAGGATTCTTATTGAGGAATTGACGCATATTCCTACCGAAGAACTGTATTTGAAACTGATTGCCTCTTGTCGTTCTACTGTTCCGGGAGTAAAGGCGAGAATCTTTGCAACCACGAATCCGGGAGAACGTGGTCATAAGTGGGTTAAGAAGCGTTTTATTGATATTGCGAAACCAGAGGAAATTTATGTTGATCCGCAAACAAGCAGAACGAGGATATTTATACCAGCACGAGTTGAGGATAATCCGCACTTGATGGAGGCAGATCCAGACTATGTGAAGTTTCTTGACGGTCTTCCTGATGGATTACGTGAACAATGGAGAGAGGGAAGCTGGGACGAAATCACTATAAAGGGAGCGTATTACACGAAACAAATTGAACAGGCGATAAAAGAAAAGCGATTTTGCCAGATTCCTTTTGATCCAGATATTCCGAGAAAATTCTTCTTTGATATTGGTATCTCAAAGACAGATGCCCTCACTGCGTGGTGTACGCAGGAGTTTGGAAAAGAAATCCGTATAGTAAAATGTTGGGAATGGTTTGAAACATCTATCACGGAAGCTCTCGCTGAAATATTTAAATCTAAGTACGGAGAATACGTTGAACAGATGTATTTTCCTCATGATATTCGCGTTCGTGAGTTTTCTGATGGAGAAACAAGGCTCGAATCAGTATTGAGAATGACAAGACAGCGTAAAATAAAAGTCTCAGTTGTTCCAGCTATGAATCCAGTTGAGCGTGTTCATGCTTTACGGTTGGTGTTTGGGCGTTTGTTCTTTGATACGGTAGAATGTGAGGATGGTATCGATGCTCTAAAGAACTACCGAAAAGAATATGATCCTAAACTTCTGACGTTCAAAGACCATCCATTGCACGATTGGTCTTCTCATTACGCTGATTCTGCTGGAATGATTGGAGTTTGTACAAAACAGACTTTTGCAGTTGAAGAAGAATATATAACGAAACAACAAAAGATAGATAAAGACTTATCAGGAGGATATGAAGAGGAGGTTGACGATAGCAATCCGTTTGGGTTTTAAAAAAGGTGTGGTATAATCACAGGGAATAATTCTCACAAATGGCTATTTTCAATTTTACGGTTACATTGAAGAAAGGAAAAGAGATAGAAACAGAGAAAGTATCTGTTGAGTCTCTTGATGGTACTGTTTCAAATGAACAATTCTTTTCACTTCTCCCGGACAAATACAAAGATTGGGAAATTACGGACATTAAAAAGAAATAAGCGTATATTGTGTAGTTTTTATTTTCCTATGTTAGAATCCAACAGATGCCATATCTTTTAAAAGCGGGATCGGGAAAAGCAAAGAGTAATGATGCTCTTGTTGCTTACGTTGCAGGAAAGTTTATGGATAAGCAGAACGTGTGGAATCAAAGACACGTAGTAATAGAAGCATTGAAAGAAAAGATGCGGTTTTTATTATCTGTCTACAATCCAAGTGACAGCGTTCCTTTGCTCAAGAAATCAAAAGCACTGTATTATAAATCAATGATGGCTCATCAAGCGAACAATACCTTGATGGGTTCAAAGTTTAATCCTGATTTTATTGATTATGCTCCTCTTGGAATAGAAAACGATAAAAACTTATTGTATATGACAGATGCTCTCACGAGAGCGCACAAAGGATTGAGGTATCAGGGGCTTTATGATTTGGCAGTGGCAGATTCAAAGAAAGATCTTATTTGGGGAAACTCTTTTATTGAAATGGTTTTAGAGTTTGAAGGAGATAATCCAACACCATCAGGAGTAAAATATCAAAATGCTCCGTTTGATGAAATGCGAAACCATTACGGAGAACCAGACCGAATGAGGGTTATAAATTATTCTCCTGAAGCATACGCTGAAGAATACGGAGAAGAAGAACTCGAAGATGTATCAGAAGGAGGAATAGTAGAAACACAGGAGATTGAGAACGTAGAAAAGAGTTTTAAAGCACCAAAAGGACAAATACAAGTAGTAAGGTATTACAATGATGCACGAAAGATATTTGCTGAGATTCATGGAGGAAATGGGAAAATCTACCAAGACCTTGAGAATGAAATGTATCCGTTGATTGGACGAAATAACAAAGGGTTTGATCCGTTCTTGGAATCACGTTTCTATGAAGATCCTACTGCTGACTTTTTCGGGTACGGTATTATGGACTTTATGATTGATTTTGCCGGACTTGATACTACTATTACAAACGCTGTCACAAGTGATGCTGTTTGGAGTGCATCAGCACCGACCATCGTAGAGTCAAGCGATCCTGATAAAATGCGTACTTCATTGCGTAAATGGGAGGCACAACGAGCCAGTGGACGAAATCGAGTCATGGTAGAAAAAGATTCAGGACTTGGAATGAAGGGGAAAGTAACAGACCTTTCACGAACTGTACGAATGGACTTGCTCGACGGATTTGATGGAGTGTTGGTAAATCGTGCTACACGTGCCTCAAATATTGTTGTAGATGCTCTCAGTGATTTTGCACCAACAGCAGAACAACAGAAAATTCAAAGACTTGAGGCAGATAAATTGAACCTCAGAGTTCTTATGTTGAACGAACAAAGGGAAATAGATTTCGCAAAGAAAGAGTTATACTTCCTCGCTCATAACAAAACAGATTTTCATAACTACGAAATAGAAGTAGACGACGAATTCTCAGAGAAATACCGGGGAGTTGATGGATACCGACCACGTATGAAGAAAAAGATTGGAGATATTATTACAGAAACAGAAAACCTACACTTGCAGATACAACCTCGATTAAATGGGGCATTAGACGACCTGACATACCAAGAGATTCAGGAAATGTCAGAAGATATTGGATTGATGCCAGAGGGATCACAGGCACAAATAATTGCTCTTGATAAATATATCGGGAAAAAGAATCCGAATTGGGGAATAAAACGACAAGACTTTGCTACTCCTGCGCAACAAGAGGAACAATCTACCGCACAGCCTCAAGTATCAAGTGCATTGCCTACTCCTCCTGTCGGACAATAAGTTTGACTTCGTGAGAGAAAACCGTATAATCAGTGTATGAAAAAGATATTAAGAATTGTTTTCGGAATAGCCCTTTTCTTTTTTGGGATGCAATTATGTGTATGGGCAACAGGAACAGAAAATTATATAATTGGAGCAATTCAATATATCATGGGGCTTGGTGTTGGAGTTGTTGGTGTTGATAAAATGTTTCCTCAGATACTTGGAAAATGAGCCAACTCCCACCAACACCATTTCCATTACTTACGCTCGCAGAAAAGACAAGTAATACTGAAGCTGTACGTTTTGCAATAGACAAAGGAGTTATCAATTTCTTTCTTGAAGCATGGGTAGCGTATGGGGCAAATGAATTGAGAGCAAAGAATATGCTCGATGGTATTTCTCCTATTGGAGCGTTTGATCTTGGACGAAAGATTTTTGCGAATATCGAAGAAGACTTTGTAGAGCAAGATAACGCGAAACTTGAAAAAGAAAAAGAGGAATAATAAAATAGTTGCCTCGTAATTCAGAGTGGTTTATAATACGCTCGTATTCTTTATTGAATACGCTCTTTCATATTCTAATACATCTCACTATGCCTGATGATGCTGAAACGCAAGCAAAAGCTGCTATGGATAAATCCATTGAAGAAAAACTTGCCGCTTTCGATGCTGACGCCGATGATTCCCTAAACGATGATTCCGCTGAAGACACTACCGCAGATTCCGCAACTGATTCCGATGACTCCGATGATTCACAAGATGATTCCGACAATTCCGATGAAATTAATGAAGACGATACAGATTCCGATAACGCTGATGATGACTCTAACGACGATTCAGAGGAAGATTCTGATGACGCAGACTTTTCATTTCGAGAAACGCCAGCGAACATTCAAAACTTTGTGGCAAAACTTGAGCGGATGACACCAGAACAGAGGAAGGAGAAAATTGATTCTCTTGATCCTGTAAGGAATAAAGCCGAACTAGAAGCCATAAAGGGAAAATTCCCTGATATTAGTGACTCTGATAAATTCACTGTTTCTAAAGAAGAATGGGATAATGTTCAAAAGAAACTCGCCAAGTTTGAAAACCTAGATAAGGCAGACGAGACAATGAAGCTATTAGAGCAACTTGCCAAAGATAAGCCAAAGCTAGAAGACGAACTTGCAAATCGTATGCTCAAAGAGAAATACGGTGCGCGTTCTGAGGAAGTAAGCGAAGATCCAAAATTTCAAGCAGCGATGAAGTCGCTCAGTAAACTGGATTTAGCAGACAGACTCGAGCAAGCAAGTATGCACTCTAAAGTAGCAAGAGAAATTCTTATTGGAAAAGAAGCCAGTAAACAAAATAAGTTGAAGGCTCTCAAAGGTAAGAAATCTAGTAGTCCTGCTAACGGTAAAAAGGAATTTAAACATTCTATTGCAACCGAAGAAGGAATACAGGAACGATATGGCGAGAGACTGGCTACGTTGACGGATTGATAAGAGGTTCACACTTCTTACAATACAATGGCTAATAATTCAATCAGTACGCTTATTGAAGAAATCTTTGCCGCAGGAGTACAAGAAATCCTACGGAAAAATCTTATTGGGGAAATGATTTGTGGTAAAAAAGCCCACAAAGAACTCAATGCAGGTGGAGATACTTTCAATTACGGTTACGTATCACGTGGAGTATTACAAACATACTCTTCTGGTACAGGTGTTACAAAACACTACTTCAAAGGAACAAACGAGCAAATGTCGCTCTCAACGAAGAAAGTTTTTAACTTCTTCTTGGATGACACAGAAATGCGTCAAAGTAAAAAACGAGCTGCTTATTTGGCTCAGAAGAATTTAGAGGGAATGGAGGCGATTAGTATCGACCTTGATGGTTCAGTGATGAATCGTTATCAAGATGCTACTTACAAATACGGTGCAAACGGTATTACTCAGTCTACTACTACTGCTGGTAAAACAATCTCAGTAGCAAATCTTGGTACTTCTTTCGGAAAGGTATTTGCTTTCCTTAAAAACCGAGTCGGTAAACTTAAATCGAAGTTTATGGTTGTTGACGATTTCATCGCTGATGTAATCACTGAAGCAGCTATTGGAAACACTTTCCAAACTGGAGATTTGGCTTTCAAAAACGGATATGCGGGAACGTATAAAGGTTTCAAAATTTACGTATCAAACAACTTGACTACTGAGGTGGTTTTGACGATTGGTGCGGGTACTATCGCAGAGGATGATTACATTACTATTAAAGAATCAGGAACATTCACGTTCAAAGATACTTTGACAGCAAATGGTCAACTTCATGTAGCAAACTCAGTTGCAAATAACGCAATCAATATTGCGGCAGCTATCAATGCTCCCGGAACAGATATCACAGAATCAGCTACGGCTGGTTACGATGCTTGGGAAGGAACAGATGGAGATCAGTTATTTGATCTTGATGGTCTTGAAGCAACTGCTACTTCTACTACGGTTTCAATCGTATCTAAACGAGGTTTGATGATGATTGTTTCATCTTTCGCAGATGATGCGATTTCGTTTGGTACAGAGGTTGTTCACTGTATCGCAGGAGAGGAAGGGGCTATTGAACTTGCTTACCAAGAGAAAGGTAAAGTATATGTCAATAACAACCCAGTTGATTCATCTGGTAATACTATTCTTGGAAAAGAATACAACTACTTGATGATGTCAGGGGTAAAAACTTTCCGAGAAGGGAAGAGGAAACTTATTGACGTGCAATTGAACTCACTTGCATAGTAGTTTTCTTATAGTGCCTCTTCGGAGGCATTATTAAGCAAATTACCATGACAGCAATTAACGGAACTGCCTTCATCGCAAAAGCTATCCAACTTGGAGGGGTAGCAGTGGAAAATATCAATAACGATACTGATCAAGCTCTTGTGTGGCTGAGTCAGGCAATCGTGAACCGACATTCTGAGGTATGCGACCTCATGAATAAGTGGGAAGATACTTCTGGTACGGTTGATTCTACTGGTTACACAATAGATTTACCTGCTGATTGGGATAACATCGCTCCGATTGAATTATTTACTGACGAGAATTATCAGAACGAGTTTATTGATTTTGAGGAAAGAGCCGGGAAAATACGGTTTGATTCACAGAATACATCTGGACAGACGTTCTATATACGATACCGCAAAGAACCAAATAATTATGATGCTTTGGACACTACGATTGTAGAAACAGCAAACCCACGATTATTGAGTATTCTCTTGAACGAGTTTATTTCAATATTCATGGCAGCAGATAATGATCTTGATTCATCAAGTGCAGAATCCGCAATGAAAATAGCTGCTGATAAAAACTCTTAAAATGGTCCTTTCTAACGCGACACCGATTGCAGGAAGAGCAAGGCGAAGAAAATCCTTGTTTCCCTTCACTCGACTTTTGCGATCTGTACCAAACAAAGGAGAAGGAGCGTGTAAAGCTGAGAACGTACTTTCTTCTGATGGACACTTGGTAAAAATGAAAGCACCAGCAATTCTTTTTACTCGTGAAAATACGAATGGTATTCGTTGGCAGGGAGGATATAAGAACTCATCTAGTCAGTATGTTTTACTTTACTTGGTAGACTCTGGAATTACGGATGAATATGTTTTGGAAGCGTACAATCTTTCTACAGGAGTTACAACGTATCCATTACTTGCAGAAGCAAACGAAGTAGCAATCACTGGAACTTTGACATTCACAAACGCCTCAACTGCTGTAAGTGCTTCCGGTGGAGCATTTACAACTGAACTTGCTGTAGGCGATTATATTTACTTAGACGGAGAATATTCTAGCGGAGTAAAAATTGCATCGATTACAGATGACGATAATCTTGTACTTGAATCTGCGTACGGTGGAACAGGTGGAGCAGGAAATGGGAAAAATGCTACAAAACATTTCACTACAACGAGACTTTATACACGACAAATTGGAGATGAGGCGTATTTAGCTTCCTATGAGGCTTCTAACAACGGTTTTTCTTTCGATGGAACTACGCTAACAAATATCGCAAATTTCCCCGCATACGCAAGGTATTTACTCTTGGATGGAAACAGACTCGCAGTGAATGAATTATTTTCCGGAGAAATATCTACAACGATGACAGATTTTGAAGAAGGAACAGGAGTACAGGTAACTGGACGATACGCAACTTCATTAAAAGCAAATGGTGGGATTGAAACTTCTTCCGGAATTATTCTTACCGGAGATATGGGAGAAGAACTACACAAAGTTATTCCGAACAACGCGAGTGATGATGTATCTGCTGAAACGAAGTTTACTTCATTCAATTACACAGGAAACGGAATCCAGAACACGAACCAAACGGTTATGGGGAAGGATTTTCAGTATATTATCAATAGAAAAGGAATCATTGAGATAAATCCTTTCACTGGTGCTTCTACAATTTTAACCGAAGACGGTAACATAGCTGAGCGTTGGGATGGATACGATGTAGATGATGCTATTATCTCGTATGACTCAAAACATAATAAAATCGTTGCTCTTGTGAAAGACGTAGGGCAATTTGATACAATGATTGTTGTTGATTTGGACGACAAGACCAGACCAATCTCAACACAGCCGAATTCGTTTTTTGAATCAGTAGTGAATATAAATAACCAACTCTACGGAGGAAGTTCTATCGACGGAAAAGTTTTCAAGTTATTTGATACGTTTTCTGATCGTGATGATACCGCGTTACAATTACGTTGGATTCTCGAATGGGATGCACTTGATGGAATTGCTACGGAAGATATCTTGAAACAAATCAGAATCTTTGCGAACCTGAATTCTCGGTCTTCAATGGAAGTGAATTTATATAAGAACGGTTCAACTGAGGCTATTTATTCTGAAACTTTTACTGGTTCTTCGTCATTACAAACGCAAGAAGCGAGTGTAATAGGAGTGAGCGGGTTTTATCTCTCAGGACTTGGTGGAAGTAGAAGTTCTGTAGCAGAAGAATCTACCGATATTATTGAAAAAATCCATAAAACAGCAAATGTTGCTACGTATGCACTAGAAATTATCGAGCAATCGGTGTATGATTTCACTGTTTACGATATTATTGTTGAATACAAAAAACGCGGAAGATTAACCCGCGAACACGTACTTCCTAAAACCTTGTTCTAATGGCTGACACACTTTCCGATTACATTGAGTTATATCTCGCAACCGCATATACAGAAGGCGACCTTACGCTGGATATGTACGCAAAAAACGATACATATAAACTCACAGACCAGAAAACATCTTCATTGATAACAGAATTTTACTGCGTAGGGATTGATAGAGACGACGAAACTCAGTTCATGGGGATGAAGGTTTCAAATGTTGTTACCAATGGAACATTCCAAGGAGCGACACGATACACGGTTACGTTGGCAACTTCTGACGGTTCAAATCCAATGGTAGGACTTGCGAATACATACGATGGTACAACCGCTGATGCAAATGTTATTCCAGGAAACAGAGTCAGTTTGCAGGCTGATTCACTCATCCTTTGTTCTATTGGAAGCGGGATATTGAGACTTTTAAGTGCAAATCTTGCTAATAGGTTCGCACAATTCTTTTGCTTTGATAAGCCAACAGATGTAACGGTAGGAGATGGGAGATCTTATTTCCAAGTACCAGCAAAGTTCAATGGAGATAAATTAAAAATAGCAAACGCCTCTGTTATTACAGCAGGGACAACAGGAAATACTACAATTCAAGTACATAATGTAACACAAGCAGTAGATATGCTCACGACTCCAATAACTATTGCGAGCGGGGC